TCATAGTCCGAGGTAGTTGCTACTGGAATCCTCTGGATTGCTCTCTAAATATACATTTGTGACACTAATATTACTGTGTCCTAAAGAGTCCCGCAACAAGTCAATGCGTGCGCCGCCAGCATAAGCGTGCTGTGCGTGCGCGTGCCTCAGCCAATGGCAAGAAACCTCCGACTTGACCCCAGATGCAGCCGCAGCTTGCTTGATTATCCGGTGTGCTGTCGTCCGTTCTATGGCGTTGCCTCTAACTGAGACAAATAAGGGCGAACTTTCATCGGCATTACCTCGCAACTCTTCTATCTCTGCCCAGATTGTTGCTGGTACTAATACCGTCCGCGTTTTGTCACCTTTCCCCAAAATAGTTACTTGAACTTCCCCACTGTCACGTTCATAAAAATCACTCCACAAGAGTTGGCATATCTCGCTTACCCGCATCCCAGTGGCATAAAGTAGCCTCAAAAAGCAATAATCGCGCAAATTCACATTTTGACGCTTGGCGGTCAGCTTCAAAACTTCTTTCTTTTTGAGAATCCGACCAGCTAGCGAGTTGCTAGCTTTGGGTATTTTCAGAGCCGCCGCTACATTGAAGCGAACATAGTTTAATTTGGCGGCAAAACTGTAGAGCGACTTTACGACATTTAACTTGCGGCGCTTGGTACTTAATTTAATGCCTTTCTCGTCCAGGTAATTGGAGTAGCCTTGCAAATCTTCTAAATTGCACTCTGCCAGTCCTTTGGCTACAAACCTAAAAAATGCTTGTACGTCGCGGCGGTATTCTTTTTGGGTAGAGATGGGCCGGCCGTGCAACCACATCTCAATGAGTTTTTGGTCAGTCGAGACGCGGGAAATGGAACTCATGAAGACCTTGAAATATCACGGTTTTAGAGTTCCAAACACTTTATGCTGCAAAATTCATGTTTTGTTGCATACTCCCTAAGCCGCAACCTTCGCAGATTCAGAGACACCAGCAACTTTCTCCTTAAAAGCTTTACCCGCCGAAAACCCAGGCACTCTGGTTGCTGGAATCTCCATCTTCTCATTGGTTTTGGGATTTCTGCCCTCACGGGCTGCTCTGTCGCGCCGCTCAAAGCTTCCAAACCCCACCAATGTCACCTTCTCGCCACTGGAGACAGCTTCAATAATCGCTTCCAGGGTGGCAGTCAAAACCGCATCGGCTTGCTTTTTGGTAACGCCAACCTTGTCGGCCAGAGCATCCACCAATTCACCTTTATTCATAAAAAATACCTCAAAGCACCAGAACATAAGGAACTCTAACACTGATGCCTCTTGACAGGGAAGGGGGAAAAGGAACAGAAACTAGGCAATTTTATGAATATTAACAATGGACAGCTGCTTTCACTTTTGTTCGATCAGCCGAAGCTGGCAAAAGCGCTAAACCAAGCGATACCCTACATTTCAGTATTTAGAGGAAAGACTACTTTAAATCTAAGATGCGCCTCGTTTGCGACACTTTCCACGCTGCTGGAATATCGCCAAGAAATCTTCGGAAAAATAAATCCACTTCTAGGCTATGAAATATGTTTAGAATGTGAAGAAACTGGAGATAATAATATGGTTGCAACAGCAGAAAGAATCACCGAGACTCGCAGCGCCACGGAAAGATTTTTAAGCTTAGAAACTTTAGCAAAAGCTACATCAAAATCGCCCCAAGAAGTGAAGATGCTGCTAGGACGGGCTAAAGAAGTAATTCACCCAACGGAACATGGAGCGGAGATGATCACCGAAACCGCCTTTGATAGCGTGGTTCTCGAATGGGCGCGTTCATTCAAAGACGACATAACCCCTGCTACAACAACAGCAGAATCTCCCAGCAAAACAAAATCTTCCCGCAGTCCTGCGACAAAGCTATTAAGCCAAAGACTAGTCCCTGATGACATCGCTAAAACCAAGGGTGGAAAGTCAGTCGGTTCTGCCAATTTGACAGTTAAGGGAATTCAAATAACTCTTGAAAACTTTTTCAACAAGGTGCGCCTAGACGATACGACCATTGTTGATGCGGTTTCCGCCTTCATTGAAGGTACAAGCGAATTTGGAATGGCACTTAGAAAAGAGCTACTAGCAGTCTACAAACGCTCATTCAAGGGTTTAGATATGACGGAAGTGGAAACAAAGCTTATCGCTGGAGCTAAAGCTTACCTGGAAAAATCAAACGCCCCTGAAACAGCAGAAGTTCAAGGTTAATATTCGGGGTTAATATTATAGATGCGATCGCTTCACCCTACAAAATGCGTATTGTGGGCGGACAGGGCGATCGCTTCAATATTTTGTATAATTTGAATGCGATCGCCTCTCGACTAAATTAGGTTGCTCGTAGAGATGTAGACATCTCCAAGAACAAGCGTCCAAGACGTGGGGAAAGCATCTGTAACCCCTCTCGACCAAACCGATTCCGGTCGCGGCAGTTGCAAAAAGTTGGCCGCATCCTTGGGATTTTCCCAATCAAAGTAAGCGGCGTTCCGGCTTGAGGTGATCGCTTTTGACAGAGTGGTAGAAATAGTAAATACACGAACGCGAGTTACCCTTACGGGTTCGGCAGATGCTCCACTGGGGAGACCCCAAGACCGCACTGCCTCACCACGCGCTATCGTTCCTACACTATCTGGAAAGTAGGAAGTGCAGGTGCAATTCCTGCCTCTGTCTTTAGGGAATTTTGGCTACGTACACTCCCCAAAGTGATGTAGCTCTTGCCTCCTACTAATTCCAACAACCTACCATCAACCCTGTCTGGTGCAGCTGCTGCCTACTCTAGAAATCTGCTGCTATTGCTTGATTGCTGGAATGGGCTAGAGGACAGAGAAAGGGTTTACCTTCCCAAGGAAGTCAAGGAACCGCCCCAGGCGTGGGTGGATCGCGTCAAGCGCACGACTTTTGACAATCGCTTTGAGCCTGCAATTAAAGACTATGCCGGACTTCTAAGCGTTTTCAGCCTAAACGACGATACCGCCCCAAGCATCGAGGCAAATAAAAATAACATCGACTTGATGGGCAATGACCTCTGGACATTTTTCAACGAGGTCGATCAATACTGCCTCCGTGATGGCTGGTGCGGGGTTATGGTTGAATACCCAACTGAAGATCCCACTATTGCATCACAGTCGGATTTATTGGCAAGCGATCGCCGCCCATACTTGGTATTAATCGATCGTCGCGACATTATCAACTGGCGGACTACCAAGTTAAACGGCAAACCAACTCTGGCGCAATTAACCATCCGCGAAACGCGATGTGAGCCGGATGGCGACTATGGGGAAAAGGAAGCGACTTACTACCGAGTCTTGCTACCAGGTGAATATTTCGTTTATCAGATTGTTGAGGTTCAGAACCAAAAGCAACTAATAGAAGTTGACCACGGCTTCACAAGTCTCTTAGAAATTCCCCTAGTCTACTACTCTGTCACCGAATCACAGCTATTTGCAGCCAAAGCACCATTCCTGAATCTCGCAAAACTCAATATCGAGTATTACCAGAAGCGCAGTCAGTTAAATGAAGTACTGCGGAAATGTAACTTGCCTGTGCCGGTGCGGAAGGGATTAATAAAGACGGTAGATGACATAAAAAAAGTCCCCCCTCTGGTGATTGGCCCCAACTCGGTGCTGGACATCCCTACGGACGGGGACTTTTTCTTTGCCGAACCAAGCGGGGTGGCGATCGCCGCCTCCAAAGACGACCTCAAAGACTTAGAAGCGGCGATGGATAGGATGACGCTGGACTTTTTGACCAGTGGTGAACACCAAAAGACCGCCACAGAAGTAATTTTGGACTCCACCAAAACCAGCGCCAACCTCAAAGGCGTAGCCCGCCGGAAAGAGAGCGCACTACAACAAATATTTAAATTTTGGGTAGCTTACACCGGGGAGACTGAGGGCGGCGGCATCACTCAAGATGAATCCCTGCTTTCAGCACCGCTTACACCAGAGCAGGTAGATAAATTGCAAAATTTGGCAGACTCTGGGCGGATAAGCGATCGCACCTTATTGATGCTCTTGCAAATGGGTAAAGTCTTGCCACGGCAATTTGACATTGATGCCGAGGTGAAACTGACTGAAATTGCCAATCCAGAAAATTTACCACAGGGTAGTGACGACCCTGTGCTTGCACCATGATTTACAAGCTGGTTTCCCCAGAAAATGAAATTGTGGAGTTCAAGAGTGTTACCCATTTCTGCCGCGAACGGGGATTAAATGTTGCCAATATCTACAACGTTTTACGTGGTACAGGCAAGGTTTGCCACGGCTGGCGGCTTGTAGATCCTTCAAAACCTTATGCAATTAGACGCTTTAGGAAAAATGAAAACCCTTGGACAACCCCTAACCCTAGCCCAACTGCTTGACCTCGCCACCGTCCGCCAATCCGATGTAGATGAAATGGTCAAGCGATCGCAACCTCATGAAAAACTTTTCATAAATGCCCTACCAATTCGACAGCCAAAGCCATAGATATCGAGATACGGAGACAGGGCGCTTTGTCAAGGTCGCTGATGTCACCAAGTTGATTGACCAAGAGGTAAACCGTCTAGAAGTGCGATTGAAGGGTCACGCACGGCTTTTGGCTCAAGGCAAAATTGATACCGGCGAATTCCAAACCCGGATGGCGTTGACTTTGAAGGAATCGCACCTGCGGAACGCGGCGATAGGTGCAGGAGGAACAAAACAATTGACTCCCACACATTATGGCAAGGTGGGGGCGCAACTCAAGAAGCAGTACAAATATCTTCATGGTTTTGGGCAGGATTTAGCAGATGGGAAACTCACGCCAGAACAGGCGATTAGACGCGCTGGAAGTTATGCCAAGAGTGCTAAAACATCATTTTTTGAAGCCGAATTCACCAGTCGGGGCAAAGTTGGATTTTATGCCAAGCGCTTACTGGATGCTCAGTCTCGCCATTGTGCATCATGTATTAGTTATCAGAGGTTGACCTGGACACTGATTCAAAATGTCATTCCGCCTGGGGTGGATTGTGAGTGTGGGGGGCGGTGTCGATGTCGGCTGGTTTATCGTTCGCTGTAGTGCGTAGCTTATTTTCTAGCTGAACTGCTAAAACTTTTATTTGCCGAGCTTGTTCAATGACAGAAAATTCAGGTGTACTCACACCAATTTCCTGCCTAACGATTTCTCTCCATACCTCTAATATCTCTTCTACAACATCATCAGGGATATGTCGCCATTCAAATTTGAGGCTACGGCGATCGCAAATATCGCTTTCAATTGCGGCTACAATTCTGTCTTCTACTGTCAATAAAGCCCTATCAACATATTTCTTTGTGTAATTTCTTGTTATCTCTGCTGACTGCCTTGGCGTGTAACTCATATTGGAATCCTTGATAAATATTACAAATACTTCTTTTATGCCATTCACTCTAGAACAAAGATACCAAATCCTCACCGCCCTCAATGAAGCGCTGCTACGCACCGACCAAATGCGATCGCAATACGCCGATGCACCAAATGACTTCTACCGATTTGATGCCACACTAACCCCAACCGAATACCAGAAAAACCGCCCAGCACCACTGCTATTTCAAAAGGATGATATCTGGCAGAGGTTAGACAGAATTGAAGCTGAATCGGAATTTTTAGTGCAGCAAGTGATGTTTGTTATGAATCTTTTCAGAAGCGTTGAATTAGCGATACATCAGGAGCGATCGTCTGTTAATTCAGCCCTTAAAAAAGCTGATGTTTTGGAATGGGAGACTGGCTCAAGAAGTGCCGGAATGTTTGCTCAAAGGGATGACTTGATTGAAAAACTACGCTATCAATTGGGTTTACCGCCATCACCAGACCCAATGGGTGGCGGAGGGATGTTATTGAGGAGTTAGGAAGACATGGAAAGATTTACCACACAACATCAAAATGCTAAGAAGGCTTTAGTACTAAGCATCATTGAAGCGTTTAGAGCCTTTCGGCTTAATCCTACTCAAGCTCATTCAGTAATAGATGAGGTCAAACAGCTTTTAGAAAACCCTAGCGCAGAAGATGTAGATAACACGGAAGTTATTGGCAAAGAAGTTATTTTGAGAATATTTGTGGAACCAACTGCTTTTATAGAAGTTGGATCGGAAGTTACAACTAGAATCGTTCCGGTCATTCCAAAATCAGTTAAATTATGATGCTTCATCTTTCTACTGCCAAATACTTAAGTCTAATTTCATGGAAAACTTATATCAATCCTGGGCAAGGGATAGCAGGTGACGGTAATACTCCTTCTGAATCAATCAGAGATTGGCTGAATAATTTTGAAACCTATCTGAAAAATTACGAATCTGGAGAAATGAGCTTGAGTAAACTCTGTGAGAATCTAGGAGTTTCTTTAGACACAGGTAAGCAAATACTTCAGGCTGAAAATATAGCGCTTGATTTGGGAGTTTCAAATGAGGCAGACCTAGAAGAAGATATTAAAAATGCTTGATTCTTGAAAAGTTTTTCAGGATGCTCAAAAACTCCTAAAAAAGGGAATCATAGCCCTTGATGTAATGCTAAAAAATTAACTCATGTCAGGCTCTTTAAGCGATTTTTGCGAAGCCCAGCTATTAAATCAGCTATTCGGTGGCGTACCCTACGGCACACCCAACATATTATACTTCGGTTACATGGTAGGCGTAGCTAGTGAAACTGGCCCTGGCGCTGAACCAAATTCAGGTGGCTATGCTCGGATCGCCGTCACCAACAACACCACAAACTTTACTGTCACTGCTAACCAAATTAAGTCCAACGCCACAGAAATTCAGTTTGCTGAGGCAACCAGCAATCATGGATTAGTACAAGCGATCGGCGTTTGGGATTCCCCGACTTCTGGCAATATGCTGGTGTACTTCCCCTTGAGTAGCCCCATTAACATCACTGTGGGCGATGCAATGCGGATTCCAGTTGGCTCTCTCACGGTGCAGTTTGCATCTGGGGGATTGAGCAACTACGTGAAAAATGCCTTGCTTAACCAACTTTTTGGTAATGTACCTTTCAATGTGATTACCGCGCTGTATGCCGCCTACGCTACCAGCAGCCCTACAGATGCCCTAGCTGGCACAGAACCCAGTGGCAATGGATATGCCCGTGTTGGAGTTACCAACAATACCAACAACTTCCCCATTGCAACAGTTGGCAGCAAGGTAAACGCCTTAGATATTAACTTTGCGGAGGCTACAGGCTCTCAAGGCACAGTTACTCACGTGCAACTATTTGATGCAACAAGCGGCGGTAACTACCTCGGCAGATACGCGCTAACTGCCACTCAAGTAATAAGCGCAGGTACGATTCCTGCTATCCCTGCCAATACCCTTACCCTCACTCTTGACTAATGGCACAGCTAAATTTTCCAAGTGGTGCGATCGCCTCCACCACCACTGCTGACATCAGTGCCATTAAAATCCGCAAGAATCTGGGTAGACCTGGGGTAATCGCCGCCACTACAGTCGCCAGCGTGGGGGCATTGGGTAAAAAACGCTCTGTGAAACCCGATCCAATCGCCTTCACTTGTGGCTTATCTGGCACACTCAAGCGGAAGTTGAAGTTTCCACCTGGGGTGATCACGTCTACTACCAATTCTCAAGTCAAGTTCTTTCTCAATGTCTCCCCCGCAGCGCCTCCTAAAGGTTCGTTGTACAGGGCTGACTTGAGTACTCTGTTGCAACCTGGGTCAAGCGCACCTGCGTTCAGTGGTTCAAGGCTGGTGAAGGGAGACTTAACGCCTCTGTCATTCAAGATTCAGGGTCAAAAGCTTGATGGCTTGAATGCCGAATTTACCACCAAGCGCAAAGACGATCCGCTTGCCGCGCCAATTGTCAAATCGGGATCTGCTGTTCATCAAAGCGATCCGGCGGTGGATGGTCAAACCAAAATTGAAACTGTGATGGGTAGCTTTGCACTAGATCCTGGCGACACAGAGAGTTTCCCTGACTCAGAAGTGGAATTGAGTTACACACTCAAATTCAGTGATGGTTTGGGGAGAGTTTATACTGTGGCATCGGGCAACTTCACTGTCTATTCTGCGGGGTAAACTTCATAACCTAAATAAAGCTTCAACAGAATAGCGTTCTTTATAGACTCGATATTCATTGATTACCGCTTGAATTTCACCTTCAGTCATGTTTAGTTCTTTACCAAACTTAAACCAGAAAGCATCAAACCTAGCTGCTTCTGATGCTTGTAACAAAACTGCTGCATGGTTTCTAGCTTCATCTAAATGGAGGGTAGTTTTAAATTCTTGATAATCAATTTGTATTAGTGGTTTTTGTGTATTAAATCCAAAAATCGCGTTGACATCAACAGGCAATGGTTGCCGTTTTTCTCTTACTAATTTTAATACTGCAACTGCCATTTGTACGTCTTTGCTAGGCTTGCCAAAACCTTTGGGTATGTCTGGAGCTAATGCTTTAAACAATGCCCCTTCCGATTCAGCGTATGCAGCAGCATTGATAATGGCGATCGCTTTTTGTGTGGCTGCTGTTGAGGTTATGAGAAGTTTTTTACCGTTGAACTCTATTTTCACCAATGGCTCAAAAGTTTCTGGGTCAAGATAGGATTCAACCTCTAAAAATTCTAGCTCTTGATTCATTGTTTATTAACTGAGGTTAATGTATGACACTTTCTTCAGATCAAATCACAATTATTAACCAAAATTGGACAAATGATGATGGCACACATGATGGTGGAGTTGCAACTGGCGTAGGCTTCACAATATCGTGGCAAAGAGGCCCTATTAATGTTGCTGGAAGAAACGGGGCTTTTTTGATTGAGGTTATGGAAGCTTGTCACTGTCAATTAGAATATTTTCAAAATTCTGGTTATTCTTGCGAAGAAAATACCGAAGCTTTGGAGTATTTGGATAAGGCAATTCAAAGCCTCAAGTCGCGCAGAACTCGCAGGGAGTCTGAAGGAACTTTTGGGACTCACCAACCGGATCGATAAATAATGTCCTCACCCTTTTCTGGTTTTGAAAACACCATCCTCACTTTTCAAGTTGCCGATCGCACTTACACAATCAACGCTGTCGGCAACCGATCGCTTAACTACCAACCCCTGATAATCAAAGCAGTCTTAAAGCCCACGACGGACACCAGCACAGTCAACCGTTATGCCAATGAAATCCAGCAATTTGCTGGCGCTGATGGTCATGCCACGCTGCTAGAAGGGTATTTAGTGGAACCTCAAGCTTACCCTCAAGGGATTGAATTTTTGGCAGAAGCAGATATTGAAATTGTGGTGGTAATTGGAAAGCCAGAAACAGGGAGATTTAAGCTACTACCCGTGGTGCAATCCCCTTATGTGGTGGCGATGGGGATTGATGCGATTACACCAATTCGGGGGATATTTAGGAGGAATTGATATGAAGCAACGCCGACATCATAACAACAAAGGTCTAAGCCAAACAAAGAAAGGTCGCACTACGGATAAAGTAAAAGCGATCGCTCGTCGATTAAATATCAAATATGGGTAAAATCAATATCGACTTAAGCAAATTAAATTCAGTTATCAACAAAGCCTTTGATGTGGCAGTTGAAGCACAAGCAGAGGCATTTCAAAACGCGATCGTCTCCGATATCTGGGAATGGCCCCGCGAAACTCTCCGCCAAAATTCTGATGTGGTGTCGTCTCCCCGCGATATTTACGATACAGGAGAACTCTATGATTCACTGGTAATCAGCCGTACTACTAACGCCGCAGAGTACACTTGGGAGGCTGATTATGCTGCGATCGTCCATGATGGAGCAACTACCAAAAGCTGTACTGAACTACCTGCTAGGCCCTGGACAAAGGTAGGATTAGAAGAGTGTAATGCTTCAGTTATTATGCAGCAGCAACTCAACAAATATCTGTGAAATATCAACTCGATCTAGAGCGACTATCAAGCCTGGCTGGTAAAAAATGCGGGACAAAGGGCTTGCGTGAGGTAAGCAATGAAATTGGTATTAGCCCATCTACGCTTTCGCGCCTCCTGAGAGAGCAACACGTCCCTGACATGGAAACTTTTACAGCACTTTGTAATTGGCTAGACGTGCCGCCATCTACATTTTTTAGAGGTGCTGAAATTAGTAACCCTTTGTCTGTGCCAGAGGCGATCGCCCTCCAACTACGATCAGACAAAAATCTTGATCCAGCTACTGCCAACGTTTTGGCTATTCTTATCAAAGCTGCATATCGTGAACTTGAAAAGTGAAAATGTTACGTTATGAATTCACAAGATTTTTTAGCATCAGGGTATATGCGATACAAGAACACTGGCTTTCGCAAAGCCGAATTCTTGCTCCAAAAACGAATTTATGATGTTATTGGCACAAAATACTTTATTAATATCTATGCTTGCGACTTACAAGGCAAAGAAGTGCTTGACTCAGAGGTACAATTTACAAAAAATCTCAAGCTTTATTGCATAACCGTTTCTAAGTTCCAATCAGCAGAAGAAATCGAAAAGATATTTGAGGATTTATGGGAGCGGATGTGCTTCGACTATCAAGAGCGCACCTCCTGAAAAATTATTCATCAGCTGATTTAGTAGGCTTCAGTTTGCGCGTCCGAGGCTACATAGAAAAGCGGAAGCACCCCAAGTCTTAAGTCTTCCGAAACAGCGTAAACGGCAATATCTCCACATTTGTTACCCCAAATTGTTCTCGCTTCTTTTAAAGCCGCTTCCTCAGAAAGTGCAATAAAATCACTGAACCAATAAGGGAACTTTGGGTGATGAAATTGAATTGTGTACTTTTTCAAATTTCTCCACTTTAATTTCATAACAGCACATGATTGATATCCTTATTTTACGCAATGATGTATTACTAATATTAGAAAACTTACTAGGAACTTACACATTTCCCGATCGCACCACAGCCCCATCGATCGCCTGTCTCCCCGACCCCGATAAAGGCTGGAATTATCCTGAGAATGGTACTAAAGTTTCAGGATTGGAAGTAGTAATCAAGCAGCCATATCCTGATGTGAGTGCGAATATTGGAGGCGATCGCACTTACACAAATACCTGGGAAATTCACCTCAAGCAGTGGGATACAAATAAAAGTTTGGTGGAAGTTGTTGGGCTATTGAGTGGAGATTTACCTGCCAATTATCTAATAGAAAGAGTTAGCCCAATGCCAGCTTCTGATAAGTTGCTAACTGTCGAGCAATGCAAGATTTTTATTACAGATTGGCAAGTGAGGGAACCCTGACTCCGGTTTAATCTCCGGAGATCAGAATGTCTAAAACTTTTCAAGTTGGTGCGGGTAATAAAGTAAAGCTATATGTAGCCTTGCTTCCCTTGGGCGATCGCACCGAACCGACTGACGTAACAGTAACCGCTAGCGGTGGCATTACTAGTGCTGCAACCAGCGTCACTGTAACTGCCTTGGATGGTCCCATTGCAGGCGGCACACCTTTAACTTTTGACAATGGCACAACAAAGCTTACTGTTTACTTGAGCAAGGATGCCAAAGAAGGCGATACCAGTTTGCACATTGAAGCTATCACTGCTGCGTTAACAGGCAGTTCTACGGCTGAATACGTGGCTAAATTGCGGCTACTTGGTGGTACTCAGTTGAGCGCAAAAATTAACAGCGATCGGGCTGATGTGTTGGTTTTTGAAGACCCACTTGGTTACAAAGATGGCGCAATCACTGGGCAATCCTGGGAACTGCCTTGGACTGCAAATTTACTTTCCGATGATGAAGCTTTCCGTCGTGTCTTTTACGCCGCAAGCAACGCTGTTTCAGGGCGTGAGGTTTACGTTTGGCAGCAAGATCCACCACCCGCAGGCTATGCGGTGGGCGATGGCCTGAAGGGTGCTGCTGTGGTAATGAATCTGGACAAGTCACTCACCAGTACAGCGATCTGCACAGTTACATTTTCCCTAATGGGTCAGGGATCGCCAACAATCACCAGATATTCTTTGACCTAATTGCTTGAACATACACATACATATTGAGAGCGCTCCTGCCCTACAGTGGCGCTTTTTGTTTGGGAATTTTGAGAGAGTACACCACTTGCCAAAACAATGGCGATCGCTCCCCCCAAAAATGACTCCCGCCTCGGCAAAGGATACTCTTATCTATTTGCGCTTTTTTTGACAGCTTTAATTGGGAGCCAGTCGATAGATGTCTCCTTCAAAATCAATAACTCTGGAGAGTTTAAATTTGCGATCGCCTCACGTGAATTAAACCCCCAGGTCTTCTATCCCTGCGTCGTATTGATTGCTGGAATTTTGGGATTGCCAACTGATGCGATCGCATTAGCTGTGGGGCATTTCCTTACAAAGGGGCGAGAGTAATGTGGCAGATAGCTGGCTCGTCAAGCTCCAACACTGGATTAAACAATTATTCAGACCCAAGAAAAAACCCCGCACTTACCCAAAAATTATCAAGCGGTGGGATGGAACAGATTGCAGTGTACTCAGAATTGAGCGCGACACCTCAGGAGAAAAAGCAACCTATCGCATCGTTTCCGTCCACGGACAATGCGATTACCTCATCACGCTTGATTATCTCCGAGAGTTGCATACAGAGTTGGTTGGGACTTTCCAAGGAACCCCTATCCGCATCTCAACGATGGAGTATCAACGCAACTCTGTACTCACGCATCGCTTTGCGGTCTGGCGCGTCTGGCGTAATGGTGTTAGCGATCCTCTTGGTATTTGGGACGTTGACCTTGAAGGCAACAGTCAGCGTGGAGCCAACTTCGCAGAACTCGCATCACGTAATGCAGTTAAGATGGTGGCGTTGAGTGCGCTTGTGTTGGGTCATGTGCCACAAATCCCCTTTTTACACTGGGAAGCACAGATGGAGCGAATTGATTGGCTTGCCCTACTGGAAGAAAAGATTAGGGAGCAATTATCTAATGATTTACACAACCTGAGAGCTTGTGCGATTTTGCAGGATGGTTTGTGAAAAGTTTTTCATAAAGTGTGATCGCTGCTTTGATCAACTAATTCATAAAGCAGCGATCGCACTTTTTCTTGCCAACCTGGAATCGCTTGAATTTTTTCTAAAACAGATGGTTCAATTCTCAAACTCAGTTTTGCGTCTCTCGCCTCTGCTCTGTCTGTAGTAAATTTTCCTTGATTATTTCGTATTTTTTGCGATCGCTTGGCATCTGCTGCAAGTTGAAAATTTTCACCTTTTAGTTAGGAGTCATTATTTCAAGCTAGATTGGATGCAAGCAAGTCAATCACACGGATTTACTCGCACCCATCCTTTTGGGGAGATTAGATTTGTACGGTTGCTTTGCCTATAAATCCTATGACAAACGATTATGGCTAATTTTAACCGCGAAGTTATTTTCACCGGAAGCTCAACCCCAGAATTGTCTGAAGCACTGACTCGCCTTTCTGAGGCACATCAAATTCTTGTGTTGCACCAAGGAAGTTTTGCCTCTGAAGGTGAAAACCCTCTTGAGCATACAAAAAAGGCTATGGAACTGCTTCAAAATTTCTTGAAGCAGTCACGTTAGATCCATATTGAATTTTTAAAGCTTAAGCCAGCTACCTGCTGGCTTTTTTAGTAGCATTGTGCTTTGCGCTTATTACGAAAATCGAGTAGCACCCAACGCTTTGGAAAGTCCTGCTCGAAGATTTTCGGCTTCTTTCCCAGCAAAATCCTGAAACGCTAGGTAATGGCTTTCTTCATCTCCTGTTGATGCTTGGAAGTGGATTCTAACTCCGTTTAGTAGCTTGCCTGTTTTGTAGTCGGGAAAGTCTGCATCAAAATCAACGTAAGCGATCGCGTCAGTATTGATCAGAATCCTGTTGCCGTTTTTGTTATTGGCTTCAATGAACATTATTTTACAAGGTAACTTTACGCACATAGTCTACTCGCGATTTTTCTCATTTAGTACCTCAGCTCTTTTGAAAAAAGCGATTGCCTCATACTCATATTGGACAAGACAACCTAAGCCAACAAACCTCTCCTGAATAACTTTTCAGGAGAGGTTTGTTGTTTTCTTGATTGGGTTCTATTTAAGTTTGCAGATAAGACATTAACTAATCGCCTATGGTTTTTCTGATTAAAATCGCTACCAGCAAGCCAGTCATTAAATAACCAATTACAACCTCAACGGCTGCAAAAAATTTACCAGCAACAGACAGTGCCTGAATTTCACTACCAAACGAAGTGAATGCCATAATTGAGAAGTAGAGGCTATTCCAAAAACCAGGCTTACTTAGAGAGCCAGCAGAAAGCCAATATAACAGGCTAAACGAGACAACCATTGCCAGACAGCAAAAAACAAACCTGCTGAACGAGCGCCCGTAATCGCAGGTTAGATACAGAATTTTTGCCAGTATAGGATGCTTAGTTTTTAGGCTTTCGATTCTTTGCTGATTGGTTGCATACCCTTGCAATAGAGCAGATAAATTAAAATCTATACTTCTGAGACTAACCCCAGTGAAACTAGTTTTATTACTAAACTCTACGTTATCAATCAGCACATCTTTCATCTTGGCATAGTCAAAGCAAGCACCTTTGATGTTGGTTTCAGATAGCCAGGAATCTGTTAGATCCGCATTTTTAAAATTAGTATTTTCTAGATTTGCGCTATAGAAATCAATCTTACTCAAATTTGCTCTGGTTAAATTCTCTTTGAGTAGGGGTATTCCGCGAATATCTGTTTGCCCATAGTACTTACCAACCATTCGATCTAACACGTCTCGCTTGAAACCGTTTGCCTTCCAGCGTGTCAGAATATTTTGCCCTGCTGGAGTAAGCCATCTATTCCTGAGTTGCTCCTTACTCAGATTTACCATAGTTAGCAACTCTTGACTTCCCGTATCTAGGTCAATTCCGGGATTGATAAAAAATTCTGGGGTAATTTCTTGAGTCTGATTATGAGATTGCATGGATAAACTGGACTACCGCGCCACCTGTCAACCGTGCTAGGTTATCAAAACTCACTGCCAATTTTCACTATCCTGTGAGCAATCTTAATGCGATCGCAATCTGGATGTTTCGCCAACGGTCAAATCCCGTGCAGGTAATTAAGCATTTAGAAGATGCCGCAATGGAACTGTCACGGATTTCTAAAAAGTAACAGGCTGTTTTAACATCAAAACCCTTCCTGGAAAATTCTTCAGGAGGGTTTTGTTTGGGAAGAGTCACTCTTTAAAATCGCTCAACAACTCCTCCAATACCTCCAATAGCTAGAGGATATCTTCACGCTTTATCCAGCCGAGTTTGGCAAATCTATCTTTGATTTCTTGTAGGCGTTGGAGGTGTGCTTGATTGTCATCCACACTATTCTCCGGTTGCTAACCTAACAAACATTTCTTCAAAGCTCAATCCTTCTTGCGATGCCTGAAAAGCTATCAACTCGCACCATTCAGGAGTGAGGCGACGAACAGAAGCACTCAGCAAACTAGCTGAATCAGCCGCCATGCCCCTTTTTTTGACGGCAGCAGCAGCCTTTAAAACCCAATAGTCCATGTCTGCTAATTTCGCCGTCTGTACTCGTGTATCGTCTATTTTTGGCAGCCTAGCGGCTATTTCATCCCAGTTGGGAGCTTCCATATCACTTTCTCATAGCTTTTTATCTGCTGCTATACTACACTAATCCTAGAGAAAGCGGAAAATGCGGTCTTGGGGTCTCCCCAGGTAGAGCAATTTTCAAAGAAAAGAGATGCGCCCCCCAGTGGTAACGACACTGAGAGACGACTTCCCCAACACAGCTATTATCTGTAGAAGGAGCAATTAACATGATGGACTTAAACGATCGCGATCGCAACCCACCAGAAATCCAATCACTTCATGATTTTCTCTCATTTCATCCAATGTACCAGCACCAGCTTGCTCAGTTAATGGGTGTGACAACATCGGCAGTAGAGAAATGGAGTAGGGGCGATCGCTCTCTTACCTCACGAACTTTAACTCAGTTAAACACACTGCATGAGCGATTAAACCACAATCCCGAACTAAGAGAAAAGTATGTCAGAACCGCACAATGTGCAGTTTGTTGAGAACAAGTAAACAGTAACCGCACAATGTGCAGATATTGCTATTGCCCGCCGTGTGCGGGTTTTTTATTATGAACGTTAGATGAGCGGATTTAGGAGCTTCCTAAATCCGCTCATCTAACGTTCATCTAACGTTCATTAAACGTTCGTGCCAACGGCAAGAAAGCCACTAGAAGTTAGCTTTGTGGATGGTTCTGGAAAACTAAATCGAATTTGGCGAAAGCCAGAACTGCTAGCTTATCTGCAAATTTCCGATCCCACCTTTAGGCGAGATAAGGCATTGCTCGTGAAGTACTGCCCAGAATTACAACTTGCCAAAAGGTCAAGAATCTTTAGCGATCGCCACCGCCACGCTTTTGATGTAATGCGGGATTGGCGAGATACAGGATACATCGGCGAAAGCCTGGTTTTTAAACTTAAAGAAGAAGGATTGCCAAATTATGTCTCTTACCAAACAAGAATTAAAGAAGCGCCTAGTCGGATGCGAAAACATAGGCGAAATCAACGCTATCCTGCAAGCCTCTGGCATGGCTGATATCACGGAGATATCTGAAGAAATTGCCCAATTCGTGGAGACAGTCTACGCCTTGATTAAGCAAGGGTATCCATTGGGGCAGGCGGTTGAATATGCAAGAAGCGGCGAAATTCCAGAGCCGGAGATGGATATGGAATCATTGCTTACTACCCAGATGCAATCTGGTGCTGACTTTAAGAACCAAGTAGAAGCAGACATTTTGCATCAAGATGTAACTAACGGTGGCAAGCAATATATGCAGGCTTATTTTGCCCTTCTGCCAGCCGTTATAAACAGTGAAGCTGTTTTAAACGATCCAGGTGTTGCTGCATCCCGCGAAGCCGCAACAAAAATGATTCTTGGCGATCGCATTGGAGCAAAGGGACAAACTTTTTTGCATCGGGTAGTGATTGGCGCGGCATCCAAGAACTTGCTACCGCAGTCGCAACCAGTCAGGGCAGCATTATCGGCCGGGCAGTCCGACAAGAAGTAAATCAAATTAAATGCGCGAACTACCTGATGTTTGGTGCATCGGCGGGGGCGGCGACAACTACAGCTACAGCCGCCGTTTCGGTAGCAATGCACCAAGACAGTCCAATTACTGCTGTCTTAGTAGGTGGAGGAATTGGGATTACGTTAACTGCTTTCGCTTCAGTTTTATTTTTGTTAGGGACTTCTAAAAATGGCTAAACCGATTGGGTATTGGACAACTTTTCAACCAGGCGATCAAAGTTTGCTTTCCCAAATGGAGGGTGCTTGGGGTTCGCATTTTGAAGGACTCAATGAAGCTGAACGAGTTTGGATGGTTTATCAACTTGCCAGTCAGCTTTTGTTAGATGCGGAAGGTTCTGTTAGCGACACAGTTCAGCAAGTGATTCAGCACACTAAAACGGGTGTTGACAATCTCAACAAACTAGGGCTTATGCAAGCTCTAATTGAGCAAGTAAAGGGAGGGTGA